GATGCCGCCGCCGTAGCCGCAAAAGGCGCGGTCACGCTCACGGGCCAATGCACGGTCACTGGCGTTGTATCATTATATATAGGCGGCACACGGGTGCGGGCCAAAGCCGTGGCCGGGGAAACGCTGGCAACCACAGCAGCGCGTCTGGCCGCCGCCATCAATGCGGACAGCACTTTGCCCGTTACGGCGGTGGTATCCGCTGACAACGCTGGCCTCATCAACTTGACCTGCCGCTGGGCGGGTGCCACGGGCAACGCCCTGGACGTGCGCCTCAACTACGCTTCCGAGGATGTGCTGCCCACCGGCCTGCGTGCCAGTATTTCTGCCATGTCTGGCGGCGCTGCCGACCCCGACATGGATCAGGTCATCACCGCCCTGGGCGATACCTGGTGGAAGGCTATGGTTACGCCGTGGGTGCAAAAGAGCGAGCGTGAGCAATTAGAGGAGTGGCTCGACGCGCAGTTTGGCCCCATGCGTCAGCAGGAGTGTCAGGCCTGGGGCGCGTATCGCGGCACGCTGGCGGAGACGTCTACCTACGGCAACGGCGGCAACAGCCAGCTCGTGTCTGTCATGGGCGTGGGCAAGTCGCCGTCATCGCCCTGGGATTTTGCTGCGGCCTACGGCATGCGCGCCGCTGTATCCCTGGCAACGGACCCAGCCCGCCCGTTGCAAACGCTGGAGCTGACGGGCATCAAGCCCCCCGCGCGCGAGGACCGCTGGAGCCTTGAGGAGCGCAATATCCTACTCTGGGACGGCATCGCAACATACAGGGTGACCGAGGACGGCACCGTGCAGATCGAGCGCGAAGTCACCATGTATCAGCACAACTCATATGACACGGCTGACCCGTCCTATCTAGACGTGCAGACCGTGGCCACGCTGGGTTACTGGCGCTACGCGGTCAATGCCCGCATCACGCAAAAATTCCCGCGCCACAAACTGGCAGACGACGGCACCCAGTACGGTGATGGCCAAGCCATTGTTACGCCCTTGGTCATCCGCGCCGAGCTGCTGGCCCTGTTCCGCGAGCTGGAGCAGAAGGGGCTGGTCGAAAATGCGGACGCGTTCAAGGAAGGCCTGATCGTCGAGCGCAACGCGGATGACCGCAACCGCCTGGACGTGCTGGCTGCTCCCGACCTGGTCAACCAGTTCCGCATCTTCGCGATGCTTACCCGATTTGTATTGTAGGAGGAGGACAACATGCCCCAGATTACTGGCAAGGCAATAATCAAGGTTGACGGCAACCAGTGGCGCACTACCGATGGCTGCAAACTCCACCCCGGTGGTGTGGAACGCGAGGCGAAGGTGGGCGGCGGCAAGGTTCACGGCTATAACGAAAAAACCAAAGCCCCGGAATTGGAGGCCTCGGTCTACCACACTAAAGATACGGATCTCACTGCCATCAATGCCATCAAGGACGCCACCGTCATTTTTGAAAGTGACACCGGTGACAGGTATGTGCTGCGCGCCGCCTTTGTTACCAGCCAAGAGGCGCTGGACTCGGAAAATGGCACCATCGGCGTCAAAATGTCCGCAGAAGCATGCGAACGGCTGTAAGAGGTCACAGGAGGCATTATGTTCAATACCATTACTGATCCCGCATACCAGGATTCCGCCACGCTGCTGGACGGCACCATGTTGCCTATCGACCTGAAGGACGGTCTCACCCTCGGTTCCGTAACGTACAAAACCGTAGTGCTGCGCCAGCTCACCGCTGGCGATGTGCAGGACGCCAGCGAGGCTTCAGAGCGTCTCGTTGCCACGCCAACCGGGGATCTCGCTCTCGTATCCAGCCCGGCCCGCATGGGGCGAGAGATGCTGCGTCGTCAGGTCGCCCGGCTGAAGGATGATAACGGCGGCAAATTCGATGGCCCGCTGGATCCGGAGGATATGGCGCGCCTGACCGTCACTGACCTGCGTGCGCTGCAGATGGGCGTGGGCATCCTTGACGCGCACGTGGAAAAAGCCGTGGAAGCTATGGGCAAACGGGGGCGACCTGATGCTGGTTCTGCCGCACCTGCTGACGCTGGCAGTGCGGCTGGCCAGCCGGGCTAACATTCCCCTGACAGTGGCGCTGGATATGCCCGCGCCCCGCCTTTGTAACCTGCTCCGCATTATCAGGATCGCTGCCCAATGAAAACATCGCTCATCATCGACCTTGCAGGCAATCTACAAAACCGCGCCCGCCAATACTCGCAGGCGCTGTCTGGCATGGCCAGCCGTGGGCATGCAGCACTGCGGGGTTTGTCCAGCGCTGCTAATGCCGCAGGCCGTGGCATGGATGCTCTGGGCAATCGTTATGCCGCTATTTTGGGAGGTGCTGGAGTGGTGATGGCGGTGCGTGGCAGTGCCAACCTGCAAGAACGTCTGGTGCGTCTAGCCATAACGGCAGATGCATCGGACGAGGCGGTCAGGGGGCTGCACGAGCGAATACTCGACGTTGCCAACTCCCCTGACATCCGCGCCGACCCGTCACAAATATTGACTGCAATTGAGTCAATCATGGAAAAAACCGGGGATCTAAAATTTGCGGAGGCCAATATCCGCAATATCGGGCTGGCAATCCAGGCATCCGGGGCAGAGGGAGGAGCAATTGGTGATATCTTTGCGGAGTTCCAAAAGCAGGGCATGAGCAGCAAGGAGGCGTTGGCCTCTGTTGATACACTCATTGCCCAGGGCAAGGCCGGAGCCTTTACGCTCAAGGATCTTGCCTCCTTAGGGCCACGCGTGGTTACAGCCTATACGGCGCTGGGACGTAGCGGGCCACAGGCCATGCGTGAGATGGGGGCTGTGTTGCAGCTCATCCGCATGGGTACTGGGTCGAGCGAGCAGGCAGCCACGGCCTGGGAGGCCATGCTCCGCACTTTTTCGGATAAGAAAAAAGTCGCTTTTTTAAAAAAGCAGGGCATCAATCTCTTTGATAAACAGGGCAATCTGCGTGCTGTCAATGAGCTGATGGTTGAAATACTGCGGGCCGCTAAAAATAAGGCCACCAACCTGTCTGATGTCTTTGACGCTGAGGCCATCCGTGCATTTAACGCCGTCCTTGGCGAACTTAAGCGTACCGGATCAGCAGACACGCTCAATGAGCTGATGCGTATTACGGGTGATGGCACGACCGTCCAAAACGATTCTGCCCGTGCGGCCAAAACAGCCAATGCTGCATGGCAAAGCTTGCAGACAACTTGGACAAAATTTGCAGACACAAATCTCGTAGGCCCTATCGAAAAAGTTACAGATGCCTTGGATAAAATTGAACCCGGCAAGTTGGAGCAGGTGCTCAATACGGCAGGTAAAACAGCCCTGGCAATGGGGGGCGTAATCGCTGCATACAAACTCGTGCAGGGTGGCATTGCGATACGCAACACCATGCGAGGTTGGGGCAACGGAACTGCTGGGACGTCAAAGACCGGGACATCACTCTCCGCAGGATTGGGTCTTAAACTCCCGTTGCCGGTGTACGTTGTTAATAAGCAGATGTCCCTCACCCGTGACGCCATGATGGGTAAGGATACAGGCATGGGCCTATCCAATGGTGGTGCGGCAAAAGGTAGGGGCATGTCCCCTGCTGCCCGCCGCGCACGGAATGCTCAGCGAGCTGGTCGCCTTGGGGGAATGGGCTACGCTATGGATGCGGCAGTGGAAGGTGGGAGAATCCTGTTGGATGATGAAACCAGCATCGGTGATAAGGCCGGTGCCGTAGTTGATGTTGCCGGACAGACGGCAGGCGGTTGGGCGGGCGGCGCTCTGGGTGCAAAAATAGGTGCCTCTATCGGCACTGTGATCGCACCTGGCCTCGGTACGGCCATCGGCGGTGCACTTGGCGGCGTTATCGGCGGCATTGCCGGATCCAAGCTGACGCAGAGTTTAACGGACGCCGTAAAGGGCTGGATGGGACTCGGCGGCGACAAAAACAACCCCGCAGCCCAGACCATGCAGCAGGCAGCAGAAACTATGCAGTCCGCAGCTCAGCAACTGGCAGCGGCCACGGCTAACGGAG